CATAATATCAAAAATCGGTTTTAATTTTAAGTTGTGAGGGGTCAGTGGGAAAGCATCAGGAAGAGATAAAATTTCGGAATCCTAAGGCCGTATTTGAATTTTTGGAGCCGCATTATAAAGTTTCCGTCATGACCGTCTATAACCATGTTAAAACAGGGAAACTTCAAAAAGCGGGAGAGTTTTTCGCATACGATGACGTGGTTGAGTATGCTGAGAAAAATCTACCCAAAAGGGCAGGATCGGCTCCAGGCGAGGGGGACGATCTCCAGACTCGGAAGTTGCGGGCCGAGATTCGGAAAATTGAGGAACAGGCGGAGCGAATCGCGTTTCAGCGGGCGGTGGAGCAGGGGCGATTCGTTCCGAGGGCTACACTGGAGTTGGAGATCGCGGCCCGTGCCGGGGTGTTTGAGGCGGGGTTGAAGCATGAATTTACCGCTGCTGCCCCGGAGCTTGTCGCGCTGGTTCGGGGAGATATAGACCGGTCGGCTGACCTGGTGGAGAGCTTGAAAAATAAAATCGATTCTTTTCTCAACGAGTATGCCAATACTCGCCGGTTTGAGGTGATCTTTACCGATGATACCCCAGCCGCTTAGCATTTCGAGTCGGTTCCGACCAACCGGTGGTCCGGATTCCTATCGGTTCGAGCTCCCGCCGGCGGAGTGGAAAACGGTCCGAAAACGGAAACCAATCTCCCCAGCCGCGTGGGCAGAGCGTCATCGCGTGGTCACAATGTCCCGGGTCTCGGGGCTCTGGCGTAATTCGACAAATAGATATTTGGAGGGCATTCTCGAAGCCAGTTTTTTTCGATCCGTTCGGGATGTAACGATTTGCGCTGGGCCACAGGGCGGCAAATCCGAAGTGGTCAACACGGCCATTGGGTACGTCATCGACCGGCAGCCGGGGCCGGTCCTATACGTCTATCCGGATGAGATGACGGCGCGGGAAAACTCCCAGGATCGGATTCAGCCTATGATCACAGAGTCAACTTTGGCGAGCTATCAAACCGGCGTGGCCGACGACATGGCCGATTTCCGTATTCGGCTCCAAAACTGCGTTTTGTACTTTGCCTGGGCCAGATCGGCGGCCCGCCTGGCTAACAAGCCCATCCGCTATCTGGTATTGGATGAGACCGACAAATATCCGGAATATCTCGTTCGGGAAACCGACCCGATCAGCCTGGCTGAAAAACGGCTATCGACTTATTCCGGGGAAGAGATCGTTTGGCGCATTTCGACCCCTACGACCAAAACAGGTCCGATCTGGAAGTCGGTTCAGCGGGCTCAGGTTTGTTTCGAGTTTCGGGTCCGGTGTCCGGATTGCGGCCGTTATCAGCGGATGGAGCTCGGACGGATACGGGTTCCGGATGACATTCGAGATCCGGATCAAATCGAAACCGAAAGGCTCGCCCGGTACCATTGCGCTCATTGCGAGTCGATATGGTCGGATGAGATTCGCAATCTCGCCGTCTCTTATGGCGAGTGGCGTGATCCCGAGCATGGACTGACGGTCAACGCCTATCTCCGTTCGTATCAGCCAGTCCGGATCGCGTTCCATATCCCGGCGTGGCTGTTTCGATTCGTATCGCTATCGAAATGTTTGGCGTCCTTTTTCCGCGGGCAAAAGGACAGGATCGCGATGAGGGACTTTAGAAATGCCATTGAGGCGCTTCCGTGGGAGGACTATGCGGCTATCCGGGCCGAAGATGCGATTGTAGCTCTAAAGGATGACCGGCCGGCGGGTCAGGTTCCCCCCGGCGGTGTTGTCGCTGGGTTGGTAGCCGGGATCGATACTCAAGATTTTGGGTTTTGGTACGAGATACGGGCGTTTGGGTTTGGTTTGGAGTCGGAGTCGTGGCAGGTGAGATTTGGTTTTGTCGAGACCTTCGACGGTTTGGCTCAGATATTGTGGGCTGATCAATACGGTGACCCGTCGGGCAAAAAACATTTAATCCAGTTGGCCGGGATCGACGCCATGGGTCATAGAACAGATGAGGTCTATCGTTTTTGTTTGGAGAATCGAGGGCGGATATTTCCCATTCAGGGAGCCGTCCGGCTGAGCACTCCCTACAACTATAGCAATCTGGAGTTTTTCCCGGGCGGAAAAAAACCGATTCCCGGGGGGCTAAAGCTACTCAGGTTAAATGTCACATATTACAAAAATGCGCTGAGTCGCAAACTGGATATTCAGCCGGGCGATCCGGGCGCCTGGCACATGTGCGCGGATATGACGGATGAATGGGCCAGTCACATGGTTTCCGAGGTTGAAAACGAAAAAGGAGAGTGGGTTGTGCGGGATAACATGCCGAATCATGGTTGGGATTGTTCTGTTTATGCTTTAGCGGTGGCGGATGTGCTTGGCATTAAACATTGGAGCCGCCGGGCGCCGGCGGCCAAAGCGGCTCCGGCTGCCCCGTCCGGGCCGAATCCGTTCACCGGAGGCCGGAGCGTTTGGCGATGAGTTGCCTCAGTCGGCTTGTTGTCGCGCATATCGCCACGGCTGAAGAGGCCGTTGCCGGCGGGGTTGAATACAACCGTCGGGACGGGGCGGCTTGCCCCGTTTGTGGGCAGCGGCTCTACGTCCAGACGACCCGCCCATGGGACGGATCAACGAGAATCAGATATCACCGCTGTCGAAATCGGCGATGTGTTGTATCGGTTTTGGGACCGGTCAAATCCATTGAAACAGAATGAAGGGAGTGTGGCATGAGCGAATTGTTGAAACGTCAAATTAAATTTTCCAGGATGGTCGGGCGGTTGCTGATTTACGCCGAGTCGATTGGCTACGACTTGACGCATGGGGACGCATATCGCGATGCTCGCTGTCCCTATGGGCACGAAACGAGCCTTCACAAGGAACGGCTTGCCATCGACTTTAATCTGTTTATTGACGGTCAATTCCAACCTTCGACCGATGCTCATCGACCCCTCGGTGAGTTTTGGGAGACCATGGGCGGGACATGGGGCGGCCGAGGCGGGGACGGGAATCACTATAGCCTCGGCCCGTGGGGAGGGATGAAATTCTAATGTTGAAAAAAATTGTAACTTTAGCGGTTACCGTGGCCATGGTTGCTGGGTGCGGCAGGGCCTATCTCAAAACGGATTACGGGGAGTATCAGGTTGATCCGTATGTGAAAGAGACGTTTGATGCTCAGCAGGATGTCTATCGTCAATATGCAAAAGCTTATTCGGCGGCTGCGTCAACTCCGATAGTCAGGATTCCCCAGGGTGATGGCAAGGCTCCGATTGAGGTTTATCGCCAAATGCCCCTGCCTGCGGTTCCGGAGATTCGGCGGATTCCGTCCGCTAACGAGGTGGCGGTGGTCGAGGTTGCCCGGTTCATCAAGGACTTGTCCATCGGGTTGGCGGGGCCGGTCGTATCATGGGCCATGGCCAGAGAGAATCGGAAAAGCTCCGAGGCGTTATGGAATGCGTGGGGAAATGTCGCCGGCGGGCTGAGATCGGACGGGGCCGGTCCATCGACGGTCATCTCTGGGTCGTACAATTCAGAGGAAAGTCATTCTGATTCATCCAGTCATACCGCGACCGACACAAGCTACGGCGATCAGTCTGGCAATCAGGGCGACGTGGCCATCCGCCAGGATAGCCCGGATTCGGCCGTCTCCGGAAGCTACAATACCGAGTCGGCTGAGACATCGACATATACCGAGGCAAACGAGACCATAACGACGACGGAGACAGCGGAGACATATACATATACCGAGGCCCCTGTTGTGCCCATTGTGCCTCATGTCGTGCCGCCGGTTGTGTTGCCTTAATTTGACGAAAGGAGAGAAGATTGGAAATTAGAATCAAACGGATGACCGAATCCGCCAGGCTCCCCTACAGGGGCTCGAAAGCGTCGGCCGGGCTCGATTTGTACGCCGACCGGTTGGTATCGAGCATCCATATCGGCGGTGGTATGCGGATCAATCGATATACGACGGGCATCGCCGTCGAGCTCCCGCCGGGATTGTTTTATCTTGATCTCCGGGCGCGCTCATCGTGCGGTGGCCGGCGGATGATGCTCATGAACGGCGCCGGCGTGGGCGATTGGGACTATCGGGGAGAAATCCAGGCGGAGTTTTTGGTATTGCCAGGCGCTGATCCCTACGTCGTTGGGGAGCGGATATTGCAGATGATCGTGGCTCCATATTGTCATGTGGAGATGGCCGAGGCTGATGATTTAACCCCCACTGCGCGGGGGCAAAACGGATTTGGGTCAACGGGGAGAAATTAGCATGGTGAAGGTGCGGTTCAATGCGGCCGATTTGGCCGAGGCGCTCAGATCGATTGTTGATCTGTGCAAGCGCAAAACAAATCTGGTGATTACGTCAACGGTTCTGATCCGGGCGGATTCGTCAAGCGGCTGTCGGGTCCACGGGACTGATTTGGAAACGTCTGTTGAAACCGAGCTCCTGGGACAGGTGGAAACAGACGGCGTGGCATGTATAGATGGCGCCCGGCTCAATTCCATTGCTCAGGCGTGGCCATCGGCTGATCTGATTGTCGAAGAGGAGGATAAACGCTGGTTTAAAATTCACGATGGCTCCGGGAACGTGTGTTTTCACGTTGTTGGCATGGATCCGGATGATTATCCGGAGCGGCCGGATGTCGGCGGATCGGAGTTTGTGCAACAGATGAAGGGCGCCGACTTTCGGGCGGCGGCCGCTGCTGCCCTGGTGGTGGCAGGCGATATGTCCGATAAACGAGCTCACGTGGCGGGGGTCCGATTCGCGTCAACGGGCCGGGTGGCTCAGATGACGTCGACGGATGGCAGCCGGATGGTTCTGGCCAGGTGGGATTACGAAAATCCGTTCGGCCCGATACTGGTTCCGAAAAAAGG